CACGATCGGGTTCAACCGCCCGGACCTCGTGACGGTCAACGTCAGCGCCACGCTGACAGTGGATATAGCCATCTTCCCGCCGGACGGGGACGATCAGGTCGGTGCGGCGATCGAAGGGTATCTCTCCGGGCGCGCTCTCGGCGAGGACGTGATCTATACCCGGCTCATCTCCCGGATCCATAGCATCCCCGGGATCATCGATATCCCGACGCTGACGGTGAACGGGGGGACAGGGAACATCGCGGTTGCCAAGGCCGAGGTGGCCGTGCCCGGGACCATAACGGTGACGTCGCCATGACCGTCGAAGATCAGATCCTCCGGTTGCCGGACGCCTATGCCAAGGCCCCTGACAGCGTAATCTACCGGATCCTACAGCTCGACGCGGCTGACCGGGACGAGATGCGAGCGGCGCTCGACCGGGTCCGTGCCTGGCGCTCACTCGACGATGCAGAAGGAGCGGCGCTCGATATGATCGGGCGCGACCTTGACCGACCCCGGGGTGGGATGAGCGATATCGAGTATCGCCGCCGGCTGCGGCTGAGGGTCGCGACCATCCCCTCCAGCGGAGAGATCGAGCGGTTCAACGAGATCCTGGATGCATTCATGGGCCGGGCGTTCATCGGTCTCCAGGAGGGGTGGACCGACGTCGCGGTATGGGACTACCACTTCGACGGGAGCCTTCGCTTCGACGCAGAGGTTCAGGTCTTCGACGCCGGCGACCCCTGCCCCCTCGGACCTCCGGAGCCGGCCGCGGTCATCGTCCGCTGTGATCTGGATGCCCTCTACGAGGATATTCAGGCTGCGTTCGACCGGGCCGGGACCTCGTATCGGGCTGAGGACATCCTCGCGTCGATAGCGGACCTGGTCGCGGTCGCGGCAGAGTCTGCTGCCGGGGGGGTGCGGGTGAAATGGTTCCCGATACTCAAGGCCGCTCGGGACCGTGCGATCTCTGTGGTGCAGGTCGCCCATCCGCACCTGACGCTCGGGACCGTGCGATCTCATCTGTATGATGGGTCATACGCCTTCGACGGCTCGACCTCTTTTGACGGTGGATACTCTGCGCTCCGGGTCGAGCACGAGGAGTCCCTCGCTGCCGATCACCGGATCGTCACCGCACCCGAACACCGGTTCGAGGGACTTGCCCGGTTCAACGGCCGGGAGCTGTTCGATGCGTCCCGGGAGATCGCCGTACATGATCCGCGCCTGGTCCTCCAGGTGCCCGGGGATACGGCGGTCGGGGTCGAGCAGGCAGCAGCGGCGACGGATACGCTAGGTCCGACGATGCCCCGGTTCACGGGGGACCTCATGTTTTCCGGGGGCCGGCGGTTCGATGGATACACGGCACTGCGGGCAGAGCACGGCACCGTCGAGAGTGTCGAGCACCAGGCAGCCTGCGGACCAGTGAGCCGGTTCGATATGAGCCTCCCCTTCGCTGGAGGGCTCGGGTTCAACGGGCTCCGGGGGTTGGTGGTGCACGATGTGACAATTACTGAGGTGACAGCATGAGGACAGAGATTAAACCGCGTTTCTCGATGGAATTGCGGGTTGTGAAGCGCAACGAACAGAATTCAGAGGAAGAGCACCATGACAGAGATCATCACGACGACTAAGGTGGGCCGGGCAAAGTTCGCTGCGGCGCACCAGACTGGCATCCTGCCGCGGATCACGCACCTGGCGTTCGGGAACGGCGGGCACGACGCCGGCGGAAACCCGATCGCAGTAGACGACAACCGGACGACTGTTCCGGGACAGTTCGGGACCCTCCGGCCGGTCTCCAGTGTGACGGCAAACGGGATGGTCTGCACGATCGTCGGCCGGCTGGATTACGCTCACGAGGTCGGGCAGATCGTCTCGACCTGCGGGCTGATTGACGCCGACGGGAGTCTTGTCGCGTACAAGAACTTCTCGCCGAAGGCGAAAGACGCGGATACCCGGTTCGAGGTACAGTGGACCGAGCAGTTCTGAGGAGGAACAACGATGATAGAATCATTCCAGAATATCCTGACAACCGATCCGGTGCACGCAGACACCATGAACTCGAAGATCGTCGCGCCGGGGAACAAACTGGTCGACTTCGTGAAACGCCCATACTCCGGGGATGTCATCGGGTTTGAGTGGGACGCATCTTCCACCAGTCCGGTGCTCCGCAGGATCGACGGAGGAGGCCGATATATCACCAGCCTGCCGAGTGACTACTTCGACAAGCATCTGATCTTCGACCGCCGCCGCTGCACCCGGGACCGGACGACCGGGGAGATAACGCTCTCACCCAATGGCCGGGGGGACGGGCTTGTGCTCGACGGCACCGCCGGCGATGTGCTGGTCCGGAAGCCGAAGTACTACCACAAGTTCGAGTGCAAATACCCCTACTTCCGGCACTGGTTCTCCGCAGAGCCGCACGTCGGGTTCACCCTGTGGCCGGCGTTCATGCAGCGCGGCGACCCGCTGGATCCGACGGCAACGGACTACCTGTATTCCGGGGCTTACGAGGCGTATGGGTATGTTGACGCGGGCGCCTTCAAACTCGGCAGCGCTGCTGGGAAGAAGCCGGTGACGGGGAACTCGGGAGACACTGTTGAACATGCCGACTGGGATCCGTATCCCGGACTGATCGACGCCAACGTGCCTGACATCACCCTTACAAGAGAGGGTGAGTTCACCATCACCATCGCGGAGAAGTGCGCGAGCCTCGTCGGCACCGGGTTCGGGATCACGAACTTCTGGGACTACGTCGGCGACCAACTCCTGATGTATCTGGAGTTCGGGACGTTTGACATCCAGACTGCGCTCGGAAAAGGGATCGTTGACCTGGCGAGCGGCACCAAGTTTGCCGGAAAGTACACCGGTGCGGATAGTATCGACTCCCGGCTGGCGGAGAACGGCACCGGAGTAGGGTCCGGAACGAACGGGCAGACCCCGATCTGCTGGAGAGGGATCGAGAACCCCTACGGCAACGACTGGAAGTTCATCATCGGATGCAACTTCAAGGCCGGCGGCATCTTCCGCACCATCACGCGCGATGGATCGGGGACTCTCGCAGGGACAATGGCCGATGGGTCCTATGAAGCAGGATCGGGTGTCCCGCAGGTGAGCGGCTATGTCTCGGGGCTGCTGGAAGACGAACTCGGCGGCATGGCTGCCATGCCGTCGGCGGTAACCGGATCGGACAGCACGTATCTGTGCGACAATTGGTACGCGCCAACCGGAGCCAGAATCCTGCTTGCGGGGGGCGCTTGGCGTCATGCGCGGACTGCGGGTCCCGGCTCTCGGAATGCGAATAACGCGGTCTCGTCTTCCGCTCGCTCCGATGGCGCCCGCGTCGAGTTCCGGCCCCCTGAAGAGGCATAAGGAGGTGTGATAAGACGCACCCCAAATTTTCTGATTTCGCGACGGAGGAGAAACCTCTCGACGGAAAGAAGATGGGCATTGACGATGTGCTGAACCAGGAGGTTCTGATTCTCGATTTCAAGCGAGGTCAAAGCAAGTTCAAGGAGAACGCGCGGTATACGACCGTGCAGTTCGAGATGGGTGGGGAGACGCACGTCCTGTTCACCGGGTCTGAGGTCATCTCTGATCAACTGGAACGGTATAAAGAGCATCTGCCGTTTGTCGCGACCATTCGGAAAATCAACCGGTACTATACGCTAACTTGAAGGGGGAGGGGAGCAAACAATGATACTGGTTCGTGCGCGACACTGTGGGGGCCTTCCTCTTCTCCTGCTTGCAGGGGGCAATTGGAATAATGCGCGGAATGCAGGTCCCGGCTATCGGAATGCGAATAACACGGTCTCGAATTCCAATCGCAACAATGGCACCCACGTCGAGCTCAGGTTCCGACTGAGCGGCCCTGAACAGCGCACTGACCCGAGTCCCGACGATGTCGGGGCCAAAGACAAAACCCGTCCACAGGAGAGTGCTGGTACTCGCGTCAGCGCGGCGGAACGCTCTCTCCTGTCGGCAGGGCTGCGGGGGCTTGCCTCATGAAGCGCCGCGGCGACCTCTTCTCGACCCTGGTATCGATTGATAACCTCCGGAGAGCGCACCAGAACGCCCGCAAAGGCAAGACGCACTATTACGCGGTGAAACTGGTTGATGCGGACCCGGATTACTATCTCCGCGAACTACAGGAGGAACTCGTCAGCGGAACGTTCGCGACCTCGCCCTACACGACGAAAGTCATCTACGAGCCGAAGCAGCGGACGATCTACAAGCTCCCGTACTATCCCGACCGGATCATCCATCACGCGGTCATGCAGGTGATGCAGCCGATCTGGGATCGGCAGTTCATTCACGACCTCTATTCGGCAATTCCGGGTAAGGGCTTGCATGCGGGCTCGTATCGGCTCCGCCGGTTCATGATGGACACCGACCGGACCCGGTACTGCC